CGGCATTCTACCGCAAGAACCGCAAGGCAATGGACGCGGGCGCGTCGTCGTCCTGGCCGGAGCGTTACAACGCCGACGAACTCAGCGCGATCCAGCACGCGATGAATCTCCTCTTTCGCGATGAATTTGCGTTCAGGTCCGAATACCAAAACGAACCGCCAGAGATCGACGCTAAACTCGACGCGCTCACGTCGGACGTCGTTCTGGAATCGGGCCGTTCTCGTGGCGCTATCCCCTCCAACGCGCATTTTCTGACTGCTTTCGTCGACGTTCACAAGAACCTTCTCTATTGGGTTCTTTGCGCCTGGTCGGACCGGTTCGACGGACTAATCGTCGACTATGGAGCCTTTCCGGAACAAAAGCGCGCGCGATTCACGCTAAACGACGCCCGTCCCACGCTCGCCGACGCCGTCCCGAACGCCGGGCTTGAGGGGCAGGTTTACGGCGGGCTCCAGATTTTAACGGAAAAGCTCTTCAAGCCCAACTACCAACGCGACGACGGCACGTTGGTCGAACTCGACCGGCTTCTCATCGACGCCAACTGGGGCGCGACAACCGACGTCGTCTACCATTTCATTAAAGATTCGCCGTTCCGATCTAAAATATTCCCTTCTCATGGTCGGTATGTCGGTGCAAAAAACAAGCCTTTTGGCGAATATAGTATAAAGAGAGGCGACCGAGTCGGCTTGCATTGGCGCATTCCCGCCGAAAGCTCGCGCAACGGGCTCCGGCGCGTTCTCATTGACACAAACTATTGGAAGACGTTCCTGTACGCGCGACTCACGACCGCGCCGGGCGATCCCGGACGGCTGGCGCTCCCCGGAACAAAACGCGAAAACGCGCTCTTTATCGAGCATTTGACCGCAGAGAAGAGAACGACCGTCGAGGCGCAAGGACGCAGAGTCGACGAATGGACCGCCTTGCCGGACCGAGACAACCACTGGCTCGACTGCCTCGTCGGGGCCGCCGTCGCCGCAAGCGTTCAGGGTGCGAACCTTGACTCGGTCGCGACGACCGTCAAGCCGAAACGCGAGCGCGTCAGCTTCGCGGCGATGCAAAGACAAGCCAAACAGCGAAAGACAAAACGATGACCGAAGAAGACGTCAAGCGGCTGAAAGAGCAGATCGTCGAGAATCTCGCCTCTCCGGAAGAGGTGCAGACCGACTCCGGCAGATACAAGAACCACAGCGTCAGCCAGCAGATTAAGGCGCTCGACTACCTGGACAAGCGCGACGCGCAAGCTGGCGCGCAGGCAAGGCGCGTCGGCGTCTACAAGTTGAGGAACAGGGATTAATGGAGTCTGAACAGCCGAAGAAGAAAGAACCGCCGCGCCGACCGGTCAAGGCGGCGCGTTACGACGCGCTGACCGACAAGAACCTGTTCGATCATTGGCGCTGGGTCGACTCGCGCAGCGTCGACGCGTCCTTGGACCCTGACACGCGCCGCCGAATGCGCGAGCGCGCCCGGTATGAAGTCGCGAATAACTCCTACGCGATGGGCGTCGCGCTCGGACTATCCAACGCGATCATTGGCACGGGACCGCGCCTTCAGATCGTCTCCGGTCTGGACAGAGACAAGCGTCAGCAGACGGAATTGGATTTTGAGGCGTGGATGCAGGAAGTTGGGCTCGCTGAGATTCTGCGCGCGATGTCCTTTGCCAAGACCCAAGACGGCGAAACGTTCGGGCTCATGTACACGAACCAAGATTTGACCGGTCCTGTCAAATTGGGGTTCATGCCGATCGACGCCGAACGCGTCGCCGGGGAGTATATGGCTCAAGGTCCGTACGAGGTCGACGGCATAACGCTCAATCAATACGGCAGACCTTTATCGTACCGGATCCTCACGCGCCATCCCGGCGACGTCGGACGGCTCGACTTAAGCGGCGCGACTAAGTACGTCGAAGAGGCGGCGATTTACCCGGCGTGGCAAGTCGTGCATTGGTTCCGCCGCACAACTGCCGAACAGCATCGCGGCGCGTCGGAACTCGTCGCGGCGCTGAACCTCTTCGCTCTGTTGCGCCGGTACACGCTGGCGGTCGTAACGGCAGCGGAGACCGCCGCCGACTTCGCGGCGATTATGTATACCGACTCCCCTGGCGACTTCGGCGGCGATAGCGCCAGTCCGACGCCTTTTGAGACGTTCGACATTGAGCGCGGGCTCATGATGACGGCCCCTGACGGCTGGAAAGTCGCGCAGCTTAAGAGCGAGCAGCCGACGACGACGTATAAAGAATTCAAGCGCGAGCTTTTGGGCGAGATTGGGCGAAGTCTTCAGATTCCGGTCAACGTCATCACGGGCGACTCAAGTCAGCACAACTACGCCAGCGGCAGACTCGACTATCAAGAGTATCATAAGGCGATTCTAACGTCGCAGAAACAGGCGTCTGTCGCGGTCATGCGCCCGATCTTCCGACAGTGGTGGCGCGAGTATTCGATCGTCTACGGCTTACCGCGCGCGGTCCCGCAAGCGATTTACTACTGGGACGGCTTCGAACACGTCGACCCTGTGAAAGAGGCAAGGGCGCAAGAGACGCGCTTGCGCTCGCTGACGACGACCCTCGCCGCAGAATACGCCAAACAGGGCAAAGACTGGGAAGAAGAACTGACGCAAATTGCGCGCGAACGTGAGAAGATGAGAGAACTCGGGCTCGAGTTCGGCGACATAACGCCTGATTTGGAGCCGGAAGAAACGAACTAGAAGGAGGAAACATGAGCCTGGAGAAACTTTATATAAAAGGCTCGTTCTGCGAGTTTAGCGACTCGCCAAGCGAAGCGGGACTGCCGAAGTTCCGGATCGTGGCCAACACCGGCGCGGCGATGGAATTCTGGGACGAGCGCGTCGCGATCGACGTCGACGGCGTCTTTCCGCATACCGAACCGCTCCCGGTCTTTGGCGAGCATTTCGACGGCAACGGGATCGGGCACTCGACGAAGATTTACGTCAACGACGGTAAGCTCGTCGTCGAAGGCGTCGTCAGTCGGGAGACGGAGTCGGCGCGCGATTTTGTCTCAGGCGCGAAAAACGGGTTCCCGTGGCAAGCGTCGGTCGGAGGTTATATCCGCGACAGAATCGAATTGCAAGAAGGCGAAACGCTCGACCTGCACGGCGAGACAATCCAAGGTCCGGCGACCGTCGCAACCAAGTTCGAGATGTACGAGGTCAGCGTCGTCGCGCTCGGAGCCGACAAAAACACAAGCAGTACTATTACCGCCAAGATGGGCGGACCAACCCCAATGAAAGGAAACACGATGGGCTTAGAAGCAAAAGAACCCATTATCGACGACTCGGTCGCTCCTGTCGACAACGGACGCGACGAAGAACTTCAAGCCTCGCGCGAAAAGGCGGCCGCCGAAATCGAGCGGGTCGCCGCAATTAAGGCGCGCTCGCTCGGAGACGACGAAGAACTGCAAGCGAAGGCGATCCGGGAAGGATGGACGGCGGACAAGTTCGAGCTCGAAGCTCTGCGCGCGCTTCGCGGCTCGGCTCCCGCCGTTCACACGCCCTCGACCGACTGCGACGAAAAAGCGCTCGTAATTGCAACGCTGCGCGCTATGGGCGTACAGCCGGACGAGCGGCGCTACGAAGACGCGCAACTGACCGCCGCCGACCGGCTCGGTTCGCTCGACTTCTTAGAACTGGCAGAACGCGCGTCACGCGCGACGCCTTTTTCGTTCCGGAAAGACTCCTATAGCAAAGTCTGCGCGGCGATCTCGACGACTCCGCTTGGCTCGACCTTGTCGAACGCCGCCAACGCCGCGCTGGTCCAGACGATGAACGCGTCCGACACGTCGTGGCGCAAAGTCTTTAAAATAAGCTCCGTCTACGACTATAAAGCGACGGAACGCTGGAAGATTGACACGAACTTCGAATTTAAAGAGGTTCCGCCCGGCGGCGACTTAGAACACGCGACCGCCGCCGACGAAAAGTACACGATCCAGGCGAAACTCTGGGGCAGGCAGTTCGTTCTGCCGGAACAGTCGATCGTGAACGGCGACGCGCTCGGAGTCTTCGGCGAACTCATTCGGCAGATCGGGTTCGGCGCCAACGACGCGATCAATCGTCAGGCGTGGGGTCTGCTCATGAATCCTGCGAGCGCGGCTGACGGCAAGGCGTTCTATCACGCCGACCACGCGTCCTTAAAGGTCTCCTGCGCGTTCTCGTTCGACAATCTCTCCGCCGCTCGCGCCGCGTTCATCAACCGGAAACGCGCCAAGGCGACCGGGGACGACGCGCCGCTTGGAATCCCTCCGCAATTGCTCGTCGTACCTCCGTCCCTCGAAGACAAGGCCCTCATGGTCGCCAGAGCCACGACGCTGAACAATGGAGCCGAAGGAAACACGCCCGCGGACTTTAACCCGCACGTCGGACGCTTCACCGTCGTCGGCGTCCCGTTCTTAGAATACGCGACCTATACGAACTACTCGGCCACGACCTGGTATTTGTTCGCCGACCCGAACAGGCTCCCGGCGTTCGAAATCGCCTTCCTGAACGGGAACCAGGCGCCGATCGTACGACAAGACCAGATGAAGATTGGAACGCTCGGGATCGAATTCGACGCCCATTTCGGGTTCGGAGTCGCCCAGGAAGACTATCGAGGCGCGCTTAAGTGCATCTCGGCGTCGTCCTGATCTCGTCGTTAATTCACAAAATTTTAGCGGCGGCGCCCTCCAACGCGCCGCCTCCGTCAAACAAGGAGATTATAAAACATGGCTGAAATTGTTCACTCTTCCTCAGGATACAAGTACACAAACAGCGGCTCCTCGATTATCGAGGCGGGAACGGTCGTCGTCAACTCGAAGCTTTTCGGCGTCGCGGCGGCGACGATCGCCGTCGGCGCGACCGGCTGGATTGAGACGACCGGCGTCTGGCGCATTGCGTGCGGCAGTTCGATGACGGCTAGTATTGGCGATATTGCCTATTGGGACGCGACAAACGCAAAAATCACCGCGACTGAGGGCACAAACCTGCCCGTCGGGTATTTCGTCGCCGCCGTCGCGTCCGGCGCGACCGCGTGCCTTGTTCGACTCGGAGTCGGACAACAAGCGGCGGCGTCTTGATCCTAGGAGCAGTTAGATGGACTCGACGCTAACTTACGAAGAAGCGTTTGCCGGCTACATGACGGCGTTCAAACAGTCTCTGCTTTTGCACAGGGCTCCTCAACTGGCGCAAATCGAGGCGTTGAAACTCGACAAACGGATTGCTCGAGCGGCTTACGATGACGCGTGTAGGGAGGTCTCGCAGTCCATCTCGT